CCTGCTGAAGCACCTCCATTAACAGCACGAATGTATGTGTAACGTGTAGATAAACCATTACCACCAGCCATTTTTATTTCAGCCGTTGTGTTGGTCGCAACACCACTATTGTGTAAAGTTAAAAGTGTCTCAGTTGCTCCTGTATTTGAAACGACAAAACTACCATCGCCATCAACAGTCAGCCCATCACTTGTAACTGTACCTGTTACGTCTATGCCTGTACCATTCGCTCTTAAACGTTCAACACCATTTGAATATAGAACAACATTTCCATTATTAATGGCTTCAATCATTTTTGTTCCATCAGATTTTTGTATATTTACCTGTGTTCCATTTGATTGAATATTTAAGTTACCTGTACCTTGGTCACTAACATAACTAGCAGAACCATCATGATAAATCTGCAAGTCTGAACCTGCTCCAAAGATAGCTTTGTCGTTATCAGCAAACAATATGTCATTACCACCTGTAGTGTTACCATTAGCAAGGATCTCGGCTAATGTATCTACTGTTCCTACCTGGCTATCTACATAGGCTTTGATGGATTCTGATGTTGCAACTGTTGTAGCTGATGCTGTACCAAATGTATCGTCATCAATAAAGTTTGCAATATTAATACTACCATCTGATAAAGTACCAAAAGTAACTGTGCCTGTTGTTGTAATAGCTGATGAGCCATTATCTATAGATCCAAAACCTGATGTTATAGAACCACCATTCAATGCACCTACGCTTGTTATGTTGGTTTGTGCTGCTGTAGATAAAGTACCTACAATTGAAGTATTAGCTGTAAGGGTTGTGAATGTACCCGCAGCTGGTGTTGTGCCACCAATAACAGAGCTATCAATAACTGCGCCATCTAGGTTCATAGCTACTGATGTACCAGTAGCGCTAAATAAACCATCAACTGTATCAAGGTCAGCGTTTAGCTTTGTTCCCCAAGTATCAGTAGATGCTCCTACTTCTGGTTTTGTTAAGTTAAGGTTAGTTGTAAATGTATCTGCCATAAAATTTTATCCTTTAAGCTGCGTCTTGTTCGCTTAATTCATTCCAAGTAGTAGATGGATTAGATTGATCTGACCATGTTGTACTTGTTTGTAAATCTGTCCATGATGTGTCTGGATTCGCTTGGTTTGTCCAGGTATCTGCTATTATATCTTGTTCTGTCCATGTGTCATCAGGAACAATTATATCTTCCCATTTTAGACCACCAATTGCATTAAATCCACTTGTTTGTGTAATTGTAGATGAGGCTCTATCTATCTGATGACCGATAGCATCAAAGCCACTAACGCCTTGTATGTCAACAACACCTTTGACTGTGAATCTACCAGTAGCAGTCATTCCTGATACTGCTGGTCCAAATACAACACCTCGGTCTATCTGATGACCAGTTGCTGTCATTGCACTTGTAGAACTTATAGTTGATGCACCAAGTGCTATTCTTACACCAGCAGATGTTAAACTAGATGTAGCAGCAACAGTTGCTGATCCTAAATCTATTTGTATGCCAACTGCTGTTACGCTAGAGGTTGCAGATATGGTCGCTTGACCTCTATCTATTTGTCTACCAGTTGCGGTAGCTCCTGATGTTGCAGATATAGTGGCTGAACCAATTTGGAAAACAGGTGTCCCAAAATGAGACTTCCCGTATCCACCATATCCGTAGCCTACTGAGGCCATGTTATTAAGCTAATGTTATATCTAAATCGCCAGCGTCAAATCTGAATACGTCACCTGAGCTTACAGTTTTAGAAGTTGTTAAGTTTGCGTAAGCTAATAGATTACCACTTGATGAGGCATCTAAAATACCTACTGCTACTACTGTACCATAATCAGCTGTTGCTGTTGGGTATTCAATTGCAGCTGAGTTAGTAGCTGTTGTTGGGTCTGTACCAGATACAGTAAATGCTCCTGATTGTCTTGCGTATGCTCCGCCTGATACTTCAGTACCGCCACCTGTATCAGTAGGTGCTACAGTATATAAGGCAACATATAATGTTCCTGGTGCTGTATAAGCATTACCACCAAACACATGGTCTAATACTTTGTCCTCTAAATAATCACTAAATCCAGCCATATTGTCTCCTAATTATTATTCCAATAATATATTTTTTTACCAGACTTGCCATAAGTTCTTCTTCTTTGCATTAGAGAGCCTTTGCCAAATTCTGCTTTCTCTTGTTCCATTCTCATTTCTTCTAATGCTTTTTCAAATTGTGCTGTAAATAAAGGCACTCTTTCATCTTCCATTAGATAGATAGAAGCATGTTTTAAAGCACCATAAAGATAAGCATCTGGATATCCTGTGGATATAAAGTTTGTAGTATTAGAACTACTAAGTGCATCTATAGTGCCGTAGTATGTTAATTGTAATGTATAACTTGAGTCAGGTGTAGGTGCTAACTCTAATGAGTTATCTACAATTGCATAATATATTGGTTGACCAGATACATTATTATTGGCTTTTCTATAAACATCTAATGATTCTATTGATTGTTGGAATAATGGTCTAAAGTCATTTGATGTGATTTCTATGTTTATAGCTTCTAACCAGTCAGTTGGTAGGCTCATATATTGACCATCAGCTGTAGCAGTAGCACGCTTTATCATGTCTTTGTTTCTTAATCTTCTATTAAATTCTGCCTCTGTAGCATCAATAAAAAAATCAAGTTGATCTGTTAAATCTGATCTATTTAAGAAATTAGCTATATTAGTTTTTAATTCATCGTATGTCATACTTTACCTTTCCATGTTCTGAATGGTTTATTATCTGAATGGTTTAACCATTTCTTCCATTGTGCTGAGTCTTGCGCCCATCCTTCTCGGACTGCTCTTTGATATACAACCATTGGTATTTCAGCTACATGCCTAAAATCTTTACCAGGTTTATATTCAGACAAGTTTTTAACATAGTCTAAAGTAGGCTGTATGTTTTGTTGTGTGTGATAAATAACTTTATCATCCTCTGTAGCGAATACAGATTTATAACCTTGCTTATGATCTATTAGTGTTGTCTTAGCCATGTAGAGATTTTAGCACAAAAAAAAGGGATGCCGAAACATCCCTTCAAGGTTATTGACTAAACTTATGATACGTTTAGGTCAGCAACAACACCATGTGCAGCTTCGTTGGACACTTCTAATCCATACTCAACCACAATCATTTTTGTTTCTGCGTCACCTATTGTAGCAATATCAACAGTTTTGAAGTCTCTTAGGTAAGACACTTTAGCAAATTCTGGATCTACTAATAATAGTGATGTTTCTCTTGATCTGTTTGATGGAACAATTTTTAGTTCACCAAAGTCAGATGAGTAAACAGATACTGAAGCTTCAACTGTGTTTGCGTCAACAAACTGTCTAGCTTGAGTTCTACCTGTGAAACCAGAAATAACTTGCTTGTTGTGTGGACCACAAATAGCCATGTTTGGCTCACCGCCGTTAGTAAACATAGTTTGTAGAACACCTTTTAGTAAGTCTTCTGTTAAGTCTCTGTCTGTTCCGTCTACTGGAGCAGCACCGCCGCCAGCACCTGAACCGCCTGAACCTCTTGATACGTTTGATGTAATCCAAGATTCAAAACCACCAGTTTTTCTAGCTGTTGTAGCATCACCAGTTGTTTTAGCGCCGTTTTGACATAGAGCTTCTTCCATATCTCTTTTTAGTGCTTTAGACATAATAGCAAGCTGATGAGCCATTTCTGATCTCTTACCAGCTGCATCTGAAGCGTCTTGCGAACCTGTTACAGTTGCATCTCTGCTTGAAATCATAGCAACATTACTTACCCTTGTTGTAGCTGTTGATGCTGATCTTGATAGTTCAAAACCCTCTAATTGTCCAGCTGAACTTGGTGTAGGTAATACTTCTGTTTGCCAATCAAACACTACGTTCTTAATATTTCTTTTTCCAATTGACGACATGAACGGCGTTTGCATTGGAGAGATGTTGTAAATGATATTACTTAGATCTTCTCTGTCAGCAGTTGCTGAATATGTGTCAAAAGCATTAGTGACCTTCGCCATAATATACTCCTATAAAATTAAATTATTTGTTCAAATACTTTAGCCGCATCCTGAATCTTTCCAGTTTTAGCTAATTTTTGTTTTGCTTTCTTCACAGGTGCTGTCGTTTTTGGTCGGTTAGTAGTACCAGGTCTAGCAACTCTAGCTGGTGCTTTTTGTGTTGGTTTTTTCTTTGTGGCTTCAACTGTTTTAGAGTTTAACCAAGCATTTCTTAAACCAAGTAAAGCACGATAATCATAAACCTGTTCAACTTCTTGTTCTGAATACTCCAAGTTGTTGATTGCATAGTCTCGGATAGCCAACTTTTCTTTAGCAGCAATCTCAGGATTCTGCCATTCTGGGATAATCTCAAGAAGTCTTTTATTACCATATTCAACAAACTGCTGAATCTGTTGTTGCTGTTTAACTAATGCTTCTTGTTGAAGCCTTTGTTGTTCAGCGCTAACAGCTTGTAATTTTTCTTTCTTTTCATCCCAAAGTTGTTTTTCTCTGACGTAGCCTACAGGATCATCACTATATAGATTTTCCCAGTCTGGTTCGTTAGCCAGTTCGCCCTTTAATTGGGCTTCCATCTTCGGTAACAACTGCGAATAAATCGCATCTCTTTGCGCTAACTCTGCTTGCTGCTGCTCAATAGTCTTTCGCTGTTGAGAGA